CAACCGGCTTCATGATCCCTCCGGAAACGATTTCCATGATTTGAGACGGCATGACGTATAATTCGGAATATTTTGTATTTGATCCGGTTTCCGGTCCTATTCCATAGATATAACGATTCCCGGTCAATTTACCAAACGCGATCAATTCAGTCATAAACGAATTATAACTTTGCGCCGGATTTGGTCGCTCGAGTATTTTATGTAATTCCGTTTCATGTAATTCAATCAACGATCTTTTTTGCAGCATTGCCGCTTTTTGTATTGTTGTTGAATCCATGATCCCGGACGTTAACGCTTTATATCTTTTATAATCGTTTTCGTTTGTCTTTTCGTAAACCTGGAACGGAATTGTTGTTGCTGCCTTTGTAATTAGATTGATCAACGAATAAATTGTTGAATTCTTTTGATAACCCTCGGTAATATAAGAGTTGTCGTTTTCAGTATTCCAAACAATAGAATTTCCGAGCCAATTATAAATCGATTTATTATAATCCGCGGCGGTTTGTTGTGTATTTTTTTTTAATAAATTGGTAAAACGATCCAGGATTGACGCCATTTGTATAAGATAAAAATTTTCGGTAAAAATACAAAAATAAATTTTGTTTCTAAATTACAAAAAAATCTGTTCGGTTTTTAAATTTAGAATAAACGCAATAACGCAACGAATCGATTAAATGATTATTCTTGTCAATCGGCTTGTTTATTATTGTATTGTCTTTTAATTGCTGCCAATAATATGAATATTGTTCGCGTTTTAAATTTGTTGATTCGTTTGAAATAAAGATTTCGAATTCTTTTAACATACTGATCCCGGCACTAATTGATCCCGGTCCTTTGATTGCTCCCTTTGCAAGAATTCCCATTTGTCGCAATTCCTCAATTGATTTTGGCTCGGCCGAATCGCAATAACACAACGTTTGATCAAGTTTATTTTCTTTTAAAAAATTAGAAATATCTCGATTTGTCATTCCTTTTTTATACAATAATTCATGTACAAACAATTTATCTTTGATCCGTCCAACTGATAAAATCGCCGCCGGATCATTTGTAAAACCAAAATCAAGTCCGAGAGTTATTTCGTCAAATTGTGGAAACTGATCAAAAGGAATTGATTTCCAATTACTGAAAATTTGTCTTTGTGAAAAAACGGCCCTTTGTCCTTGACCATATACGCGCCAATAATCCGGATCTCGATCTTTAATTCGTTCGATCTCTTTAACCAATTCGGACGGCAAAAATTTATTGTCTTTGTATGTTGTTATAAAAAGATCGCAATCGTCTCTTTCAATTACTTCATTATACAACCAATGAATTGGATCCGACGGATTAAAGTCAATGATCATTTCGTCAATTGTTCTCATGTTTAATTGGCGAAAAGATTCAAACAACAATTCATTACTTTCATTTAAAAAGCAAATATTGTGTTTTGCGCCTCTAATTTTTTGCGGATCGTCGGTTGATATGAATTGAATCGTTGATCCGTTGTATTTAAAAGTATTGTCGGCCTTGTTATGGATCCCTTTGTAATATATTCCAAGTTTTGTCGCTATTGAAATAAAATCGCGCATTACGGACCTTTTAAGAGACGGCAATGTTTGACGAACAATTGAGATCGTAATCGGATCATTTGTTGTCGTCATCTTATAAATTAAGTATTGAACAATCGCATAAGTTTTTCCGGATCTTGTTCCGCCTTGATGCACCTTGATCCGCGCCTTTGAATTTAATGTTTGATAAAATTGAATATTACAATATTCTTTTATTTTTCCTTTGCCGGAGTCCATTCAATAATTTTTGATTCGATTTCGCCATTCATTTGGATTTCCTGGCGTTCAACAAATCCACGTTTTTTTCCTTTTGTTTTTAAATAAAAGATCGTCGCCGTTGTGTTTCCGTTTTTAATTTGTTTATGCAATTGAGATTCAACGAAATCCAATGTCATGTCTTGTAATTCGTCAACGGCTGCTTTAAACTTTGAATCATTGTTATAATATTTATAAAACGTTGATCGATTGCAATCAACAATTTTACAAGCGGTCGTCACAACTCCCAAAGATTTTTCCAATGCTTCGATCAAACTCTTTTTTAATATGTTGGTTTTTGTTGCCATACTGCAAAAATATAAAAAAATAAATGACAAAAAAAAACCGCTATTGTTTAGCGGTTTCGGAATTAAGTTGTTGTTGTAATCTTTGGATCTTTAGTTTCAAGCGTTTTGATTGTGGTTTAATGGACTTTAACTTTAGGATCATGATAATTGTCTTATTCATTGTAAAAGTGTTTAAAAAGGCGGTTTTTACGCCGCCTTGTGGTTTATATTGCTAATTCTAATTTTTTATTTTCTTTGATCAAAGATTTTTCACTTCTTGACAACCATGTTTGTGGCCATTCAATAAAATGTTTTTTTGCAAAATCGATTGTCGATTTGTTTGCTTCAATTACAAATTTTGAATATTCTTGAAATGTTCTAAATGAATTAAACGGCTCGAATGTTTCTTTTGTGAATCGGTTTGTAATTAATTTGTGATCCCTTTTTGTATTACAAAATTCAACCCATTGATTTTCTGAAAAACTTAAATACATTGCAATTTGTTCGGTGTATTTTTTATTTTGTGACTCTAATCTTTCAATTTCCTTTTCAATTCTTTGGATCTTATTTAATTTTTTTAATTCCGCTTTGATTTGTGTCGCAATTATAAGATTGTTTGCTTTTGGCAATTTTGTCTTTGTGATGTATCTAATATGTAAACGTTGAACGTTGTACCCTCCGGCAAATATTGCCTCCGTTGAAAATGAATAATCTTGTCCGTCTCTTGTAATTGTTCCGTAAATTTCAAAATTTCCTTTTTTTGAGATCCCCGATGTAAATTCTTTAACAACATCATTGTCGTTTGTGTAAACAATTACAGATTTACAAAGATCATAAATCAATGATAATTCAATTATTTCTTTTCCAAATTCAGAAACTTTTCTTTTTGTGATCTTTTCCTCAAATTTAATCGTTTCGTTTTTTCTTGCAATGATTTGATCATGCATTAAAGTCAAAACCGCTTTTAAAACCTGGTTTGACGTTGTTTTGATAATTTGTTTTGTATTTTTCATGTTGTAAATATTTGATCGCTGCTTCATTGCAACAAGACAAATATAAAAGAATTTTTTCAATTACAACATAAAATTAAAAGAATTTTTTAAAAAATATTATTTTCCGCACAATTCGCAAAGATCCGAATCGTCTGTTTTTGTTTCGTTTTCGCCTTGATCGTCTTGATCAATATCAAATGACGGAATATCAATTCCCCAATCAACAAGATCTTTTGCATCCCATTCATTCGCCAGGATATCCCAATCCCAATCGCCAAATCCGGAATTGTCTTTAATTATAAACTCTCGTTTTTCCGATTCGGACAATCCTTTTTCAATTTGTATTGGAACTTCAAACATTCCGGCCGCTTTACATGCTTTTAATCTCATGTTTCCGCCTAAAATAACCATGTTTTCGTCAACTACAATTGGACGGATTTCCAACATTTTGGGAAAATCTTTAATTGATTTTATTAATTTTTTAAATTTAGGATCTGAAATGAATCTCGGATTTCCGGGAGTTTCTTTTATAAATTTAATGTTGGTCCATTTATTCATTTTCCCTCAAAGTGTACCATGTAAAAGAAAAACCAACAACCAATAAAAAGAATTGTAATTCGTGTTCAACTTCGCCGGATATTGTTGCCTCGTTTAAAAATTCATCGTCCATTGATGACGACCAATAATTTACTCCAAAAACTACTCCGATAATATTATAAATTGATGTATTAAAATTAAGTCTCATATTTTCCAATATTTATCGTAAAGATACAAATATAATTCCCAAACTTTGTCATTGGCTTCGTTGTTCGTATAAGTCCCCGGAGACATTGATTTTAACCCGTTTTCGTCAATGACTACCTTTAAACCGGCCCTTGTTGGGTGTACTGCAACTTTTATGTTGTTATTGATGCACCATTGAATCGCCTTATAATGACGATCCGTTGGAAACAATAATTTTTTCTTTTTTGCCATATCAAAAAGGAACTTGATCTTTATAAACTTTTAAATTTGACGTCGCCAATTCGATGTCTTTATAAACGCCGCCATTATTAAAATCCGGAGCAATGTCAAATTCGCCAAGTTGTCCATTTTCTTTTCGTTTTACCTTTTCAACATAAATTTTAACAATGTCCGAATCAAATTTTGTTTTTTGACCGATGCAACGATAAACAATTAATCCGTTGTATGCTTTATTAAAAAAATCTGCGGATCCGCTTATGTCATAAAGCGTCGGTTTTTTATAGGATCCATTTTCAGATTCGATTTTTCTTGGATGCGCAATTAAAAATAAATGCGTATTTGTTTGCTGACAAAATTGCGTAATTAGTGACAACGCTTTTCCGATATAAGAATGATCCCTTTGCGCCGAATGATCAAGCATGTTCCAAGGATCAATGACGCAAACATTAATTCCCTTTTGAAATACTAATTCTTTAAAAGCATTTAATATTCCGTTTAACGTTAAATTTTCCAAGTCAATTTTTATCCAATAAAAATGATCTTGAATGAAATCTTTTGTTTGATTTAATTCATCGTTTTTACAATTTGTTTCGTTTAATTTGTTTGCAATTCTTTTAATATGGCCCTCATATGGAAACGACTCCGGAGCAAACATTGCGCAACGCATATCGTAACGCGTCGCCAGGTTGCAACATATTTGATCCATGACGTCCGATTTTCCCGAATTTGGAATTCCACTTACAACGGACCATTGGCCCAATTCCATTTTAAAAAAACTATCGGAATTCGGCAAACCGATCGAGTAATTTTTAACTCCGTTTTCATTATAAGACAAAACATCATTCCAAATATCGCTGACATTCAAAACGCCCTCCATTGGAAAATTTTTGGCTGATTTTAAAACCTCTCTCAACTTTTCTTGACCAAGATTAATCAAAACCTCGTTAGGATCTTTATAATCGCCGAAATCAACGTATTTGCAACGATACGATCCAAATCGTCGCGCCAATTCGTTTCGGAGCGCAATTCCTGGAGAATCGTTGTCGGTGCAAAGAATTATTTCTTTTTTATTTTTAAAATATTCAAAACAATTGTCAAGATATTCAAGTCTTTGATTTCCTTTTGATGCTCCGTTTGGGACCGAACAAACCGAATAAATTCCGGATTCATGTAAAGATAAAGCGTCCATTTCGCCCTCAACAATAAAGACCTTGTCCATTGCTTTAACATTATCAATTCCATAAAAAATCAATTCCGCTCCCGAAACCATTTTGAAATTTTTTTGCCCGTCTCGATATTTTACATTTATTAGTTTATTGTCTCTATAATAATTAAAATTTATACAATTTCTTTTTTCCTGGACTTGCGGAAAATATTCAATTGATTCGCCAATTTTCCAATTGATTAAAGTTGATTTTGAAATCCCTCTTTTTAAAAACCAATTAATTATTTTTTCCGATAAATTAATTTTAATCTCGACCGGTTTAATAAAATCCGGCTTGACTTGAAATTTAGTTGTTCCGCTGAATCCGCAATTGTGACAATTAAATAAACCTTGATCAAGATCAACGGACAAACATTTGTCGCGTTTGTTTTTTCTTGTATGGCTGCATTTTGGACATTTTGTTTTGATTTTCCCGGTTGACTTGTTTCCAACGTCAATTCCGAAATCGTTAAAAGTTTTCATTTTGTTTTTTGTTTTGTTTTGATTCGTAAATGTAAAAAAATTTTTTAAATATTTTTTAAGAAAATCAATTGTTCGTCATTTAATAAATTATTTTGATCGATGCAATATGATAAAACCTTTGTTTTTTTAATATTTGACTTTTTAAAGATCATGTGATTCGTTGCATATCCTTTGAACTTGTATTTTGGAAACTTTTCACAAATGAAAAAAGCAAAACAATCAACGCTTGAAACGTTTGTTTTTTGGATCATTAATTGACGATCCCTTGTTGCGGCTTTTACGTCAACGGACATTCCTTGAAAATTACAATCGAAATTGTCGGTCTTTTTTTTCTTTGATGTATTTTTAATTTCAATATCAAGAAATAAATTTTGCTCCCTGGCGAATATAAATTCGGCGCCAAAACCGATCAAATTCCTTTTAAAACCATTTTCAGTCAAACAACCATAGCCATTCCAACCGGTTTTGACTTTGTTTTCTTGTCTCATTTGTGAAATGATCTTGACAATTTCTTGTTCCGTTTTGTTTAAATAATAATTTTTATTTATTTCCATTTAAGATCCATTTTTTTAATTCGTCAAATTCATTTGATTGCAATGTTTGTTTAATATTAAATTCATGAATTTTTCCGGATTTTGTATTTGCTCCGATTTCCTTTTCGCCCGTTGTTGGACTTCTATAAACAAAAAAATCAACCAAGTTTTTGATCTTTTCAAATGCAATCGGTTTTTGTTTTGATTTATGATCAAGCATAAAACGATCAATGTATTTAATTCCGTTTTTATCTGTATTTCTAAATTTTAAAATTGATAAAAAATTCTTTTGCCAAAACTGATCATTTCGCAAATTCTTTGAAACAATATAAACGTCCTTTAAATTATATTTATCAAGTCTTTCAATTTTATCAAGACAATCAATCCATTTATCCAATTGATTTTTTGTTTTTGGTTGATATTGTTTTGGAAATAAATCGACAAAAAACGGAAACGCCTTTTTTAAACTATCATTATAAATTGGCGATTTTGTTTTATTGTCTTTTACTTCTTTTATTATTTCTTTATTAATAGTATTACTTTGTTGCGGATATACCGGCGCCGGTTTTTCCGTCGCGGTTTTTACGGCTGCGGTTTTTTCGGTTGCGGTTGAACTTGGTTTTGTACTTAAATAATAATTGTAACCGGCAAATTTTCCCTTGTTTCGGACCTCCTGGCGATCCAAATATCCAAGATTTGACAATTCCTTGATCCTTTTATTAATTGCGTCTTTTCCCTCCTTAAAATGGCCGCAAATGAATTTGATGCAAATTTCCGCGTCGTCGGTGTGTGAAAATAACCAACAATAAAGTCCGGTTGCGGCTGCTGAAACTCCTTTGTTTCTAAAAATTGAATTCGGAATTATTGTAAATCTCGAAAACTTTTTTGGTTTATAAATTTTATTTACTTTCATTTTGTTTTGTTTTGTAAAAAAAAACCCCAAAAATTTGGCGGTCGCGGTCGCCTCATTAATGGAGAATTTTTAATTTATTTATTGCCGCGACGCAATAATCAAAAATAAATCAAATATTGTAATTGTTCTTTATTTTATCGCAAAAAATTCTTAATTCGTCAAAAACTGATTTGAATTCCAACAAATGAATATCTTCGTCCTCGTATTTATACCAAAGTAATTCAATTAAAAGATCAAATTCAACTCTCGTTGCTTCGCCGATATAATTATATTTATTTGTTGTGATTTTGGGATCTTTCGTCCAACGGACCTTTTGATTAATTTCGTCAAAATATATTGAATGATATTTCATTTTTTTTATTCTTTATTAAAGTATTTATTTATTGTTTCGACGCAATCGTCAAAATCATTATGACAATGGACGCTCCAATTGCACTTTTCGAGCCATTTAAGCCACTTTTTTTGATTCTCTGTCGGTTTGTTATACTTATACTTTAACTCAATCGCTAAACCATTAAAAACTCCATTCGGTGTAAATATTAAAAGATCCGGGATTCCAGGTTTTGCGCCAAGATATTTCATTTTATATTGTTCAAACTTGGATCGTTTACCCTCGTTCATTGGATGCGTGTAAATTGTCCCAGGATATTGTAACTCAATATAATTCATGACGGCCCTTTGTAAAAGATCCTCGCCTTTTAAATATTTATCAAATGGATTTTTTTTCATTTTAAATTTCGTTGTCTAATTTTCCAATCAAATATCTAATTTGAGATTTTTCCAAAACTTCGGAAAACTTTTGATCGCCTTTTATTATTACTAAAATATAATGATCTTTTTTAACTTTTTTAATTGTGATCTCTAATCCGTCAAACATTTTTATTTTTTTTCATTTAATTTTTCGATTTCAAACTCCAAGTGTGCAATTGCTTTTTTAATGTCGTCAATTGGTTTTTCATGTTTTCGCGGACTCCTTAATAAATAAGTGACGGCCGTTCCTACATTATAAGTACAATCAAAGTCACTAACAACAAACCGCGCTTGATAATTTCTTTTTTTGTTTGTTCCAATATAATAATCCGGAACTCGATTATCTTTTTTTATTTTCTTTTGTTTTAATTTTATCGGTTTTTTCATTTATTTTGCTTTTAATTGAGATAAAATTTATTTCCCTAAAATAATTATAGTTTAAGTAGTTTAAATATTTGCTCATTTTTTTAACTTAATTAATTCTTTTTTTAATATATCGTTTTCAATTTTTAAAGAATTATATTGATATAATAATTCGTCGTTTGTCATGAATTTTTGCTCGAATCCGCTTAAAATGTTTTTTTTCAAAGATTCAAAATTTGACTTAAAAACAACATCTTGATCAATCCAGGATTGAAAATGTTTTAAAGCATAAACGACCGACGAATGATCTCTTTTAACTGATTTTCCAATTTTTGCCAAAGAATAAAAAGTTGTATTTCTTGCCAACCAAAAAAACGCGCCTCGGGCCATTACGATTTCCCTTTGACGTGTGTTTTTGCTGATGTCACAATTAAAATGATTGTCAACTTTTACGATCAATTCGTTTAATTCTTGAAACGGATCGTCATATTCTTTTATAATTACAATTTTTTCCACTTGTTTTGATTGTTTTTTAAAAAGGTTTTTAAACCAATAAATAATTTTTTTCATTTTATTAAATTTTTATAATATTAAACTTCCGTCATCGCCAAAATCGTTCCAATTATAACCGGAAATAATTCCGTTTTCTTTATACAATTTATAATCTGCAAACGCTTTTTTCCATGCGCGACGGCCTTGATCCAAAAAATCGTCGCTTAATGTATAAACTTCGATTGAATAAGGATAATTTGATTCAACGGCGATAAATTTAAAATTGTTGATCCCGAGTTGATCCATGTAAAACGCCGCTTGTAAATGATAGGAATATTTATAAATATCTCTTTTGAATGCAATTGGCGAATTGTCTTGACATGTTTTGACGTCTGAAATATAATCGCCAACTCTGTTCAAAACGTCCGGTCTTACTCTAACGTCAATATTTTCAAATTTCTTATAATGCGACAATTCAATTTCGCCTTGACAATATTTTTTTGCCAATTCATGATTTCGGAAATTTTCGAGAATTTTTGTGATCCTTGTATGATCGTCAAAAGAAACCAATTGTTTTCCCTCGGCTTTTTTTTGTTCAATTTCAAATTGTTCTTTTCCGGCTTTTGTTCTGCGATCAATTTTTGGCATGACGTGAAAATCATTATAATATTTTTCGGATTCCAACATTGCACCATGAACGGCCGTTCCAAATGCCATTGACGGCGATTCAAAAGGTTTTTGATTTAAAAAATGATAAACCGATTTTTTGTAAATTGATTTTAATCCGGACGCGCTTATTCCTGGCGACGAATGATAAATTTCGTTTGAGTCAAATTTTGTTTTCATGTTTTGATTTTTAATTTTGATTTAAAATATAATCAACTTGTTCGTCAATTACTTGTTTTTGTTTTTTGATCTTTAATTCAAGTTTATTTTTTTTAAAACTTTGCTTTTGAATTTTTTTGTTTAATCGTTCAATTTCAATCTCCATTGCTTTGGTCCTTAAATACAAAAATCCGGACGCTTGATTGTTTAAATGTGACATGCTTTAAATGTTTAAATGTTAATAGTAAAAACACTAATTTAAAGAAATTATTTCGATTTGCAAAAAAACTTTAAAAAAAAGCGATTCCAAAATGAATTGAAACCGCCTTGATCAATTGTTTATTTACTCTTTAAAAAGGTAAATCGTCATCATTAAGTTTTGGCGAAATGCTTGTTTTTTCCTCTAATACTTCTTTCGGTTTGTAGGTGTTAAAACTCATTGAAACGCCTCCGTCATCATTACTCCAAAGAGTAAATTTGAATTGAACGTCTCCGTTGTATTCGCTTTTTGCGTCAACGACATCGTCTCTTTTTAAACATTCAATTAATTTGTTCGGAGTAATTACTCCATTTGCCAGGATGTTTTCGTTTGATGTTTCGCCTTTTGGGAAAAACCTTATTCCGTCAACATAAATTGTTTTTTTGCTCATGATTTTTTTTTTATAAATTAAACTTTGTTTTTATTTTTGTTCTAAATTCTTTTTTCATTTTATAAGCGTTAAGAACGTTTTCCGCTTGACTTGTTTGTCCTTTTAATGTTGCGACAAGTTGAGTTTCTGTCAACCATGGTCGCGAATCTTTGGATTCAATTTTTTGATCCTGGTTATTTTTTGCGTTGTCGATTTCCTCCTTTGACGCAATTGACGTGTCGATTCCGATTCCAAGATAACCCAACGCGCGTCCGAGCGCCGATGTGAAACCATTTTCAACAAATGATGTTTTATTGATATAACTTGAATCGCGATATTCTTGCGAATGCGCTGAAACAATTTCAACCGCATTTTCATTTAAAATTGTTACTTTAAAAATTGCCTCCGATTCATTTATTGAAACAATGTTTTCTTTGATTTGCCAATTTTTATAAATGGCCGTTGATCTGAAATAAATCAATCTTTGATTTACGGGAATATAATCATTCCCTTTGATGTTAATTGTTTTCATTTTCTTGTTTTGAATTAATAAAAATTTTACTCTTTTCCTTTGAAATTCCTTTTAATAATTGCGGAAATTCTACTTCATAGACTTCAAAAATTGAGTCCATGATCGCGTTTAAATAAAACCCATTTTCGGCCAAAATAATGGCTTCGCCAATTGTGAAACTTGTTGGATTTTGGAGTCTTGATTTTAATGTTGGCATTGTGCATTTTAGCAATTCGCAAACATCGTAACGTTTTAATTTTAATCGCTTCATTTGTGCGATAAATAAGTTTTCAAACATGTCTTTAAATATTTTGATTTAATGCAAAAATAAAAAATAATTTGCAATAAAAAAAAATTTTTTTAAAAAAAGACGCCAAAAAGGAAAAAAGAATCTCCAAATTGGCGTCGGCAAACAAAACAAAAAAGTTAGTATTTATTTATTATTGAACGTCTGTTGTAACTGCAACATCGTCGTCGTCATTTGGGACGTGTGCTTTTATTTTATAATTATTTTGTTTTACATTAAAAGTCATTCCGTCAATAATTGACGATTGTTTTTCTTGCAATAAATTGCCGTAATCAATCCAAACTTTATTGTGAAATCCAATTGGTTTTTTGTTTTTGTTTTTAAAATTGCCGTCGTAACGTGTGACAAATTCTCGGTAATCGTTTGCAATAACTTGCGATTTTAAAAGAATTGGATCTTTCCATAAACTACCAATTGGAAAAAACCCGGTCCCGATATCATTGTCTCTTGCTCTATATTTTGGATATAATGAAATTCCGAAATCAATTTTAAACTCTTTTTTTGTTGTTTTAATTCCTGGAGAATTTATTTTTGTAATATAAGTTTTTTCAATGTCCGGCGGATTTACTCGTTCCGGAACACTTAAAACAATATTGTCATAAAATGTTGTATTATAGTCAACGTCATTACATTGCGGACTCATTAAAAAAGGAGTTATACCAATTAATCCAATATTTGACAAATTCCCTTGCGCGTCCTCCTGGTTGTCGCGTCGGATAATTCCTTGGGCCGAAAATTTAACCTTAATATCTTGATATTCATTGATTGCCGTCATCAAAACATAAGTGTTTGATGTTGACGTTGATAAATCCCATTTTTTGTCAACTTGATTCCAATAGTAATAATCCGTTGTGTATGTTGTTGGCCCGGACCAACTGATCGACATTGAAACCCTAAAATTTATATAAATTGTTCCGCCGACTTGCGTGTTGTTTGTGTCAAATTTATTATAAACGCTCATTTTCCAACCATAATCGGAAATGTCGTCAATTACTTTTGGCCTTAAATCCCCCGCCGGAAATGAAAATGTCCCAATTTTTGGGATCCTAAACATTGTTAACGGATTCGGCGCCGTAACGTCAAAACTTGGTTGAACTCTGACGCTCCAATTTCCGGACTTTGGATTTTCTTGCGTCATTAAAGTTGTAATTGTATTAAATTGAACGTATTGATTCGGAATAATTGTTCCGGCTAATTCTTGATTGTATTCAAATCCGGAATTGTAAAAAGGAAAAATCGTGTCGCCTCTTTTCCATTTAATTGTCACTTTGTCAAGCGGTTGTAAATATTCCGCTTGTAAATTTTTTGACAAAGGAATTAATCTTTCGGGCGCTGAAATTGAAACGTAATCGTTTGTCAATGAAATTGGTAAATAAGCGCCGGTGTTATTGTCCCCGGAAAAAACTTCGGTTAAAAATCTTTCGTTGTTCTGTTGTTGCGTTAATAGTGTGATTTTGTCTCGAATATCCGTTGGAATTGTTGTCGGATTTGACGTTGAAACTTCGTTTCTTATTTCGTCTTTAAGACTTATATCAAATAAATTTGAATGTTGTGTGACATAAAATTTTCCAAATGATTGAAAAATTCGCATATTATTTAAAGTAAATATTGCCTCCAAAGTCTTTTTTGACGAATAATTATTAAATTTTGAGTCAAATTCCGAATCCGGTCCAAACGCGCTTCCATGATACGGAAAACGTTGTGGAAATGGTTGTGGCGCCGGATAATTTAATCCGAAAAGGTTAATTGTTCCAATATCTTGTTGAAAAGCAATTGGAATTTCAAGATCTAAATCGTCAATAATATTATAAATTCTTTGAATATCGATCAACGCTCCAAGATCATTTTGTTGATCAAATGTTTGGTAATAAGGCGCGTCAAAATCATTAAGCGTTCCGAGTCCGTCAAATGCGTTTAATTGAATTTTGTATGGTTTGGCCTGGAGTTTTTCCTTGTATCTATCAACGACCATGAAACCGGTCCAATAAAGATCGTAATCTACAATATTGTAATCCGTTAATTGTGATTTCCAACATAAATCGTCCTCCATGACTCCAAGATCTTGATTGACTCGATTTGCAAAAGAACTATAAAAAGAGTTGAAATTTAAAACGTCGTCAACGCAACCCAAAGATTCAATAATTGTATCGTTTGAAAAAACGCGTTCCTCAAAACTTGTTGCAATTGATTTTCCGTAATAAACATTTATTTTATATTCTCTTTCGTCAAATTTATAAAATTCGTCATAATTTGTTGTTTCGGTTTCTAATAATTGAATTGTGCATTTAGATCCGATTATTGGTTTATAAAAATCGTCTGACGATTGCCAGGATATTTTTATCGGATCTTTGCCTCCAATAAGCGGAAAAACTTGTGTCGATAAATAATCCTTTTTTAATATTTCGAGACGATACGGATTTCCGTCAACATCTGAAAAATCAAGACGATATTTTGTTTGATAACCCATTTATTTATTTTTAATATATTCTTTCGGCCGTTTCGTTTGCTCTTTCAAACGCGATCAAAAGATCTTGTCCGTCAAGTCTGACATCGCCAACAACATTCACTTGGCCGCCTCCGCCGCCTCCATTTTCTGCCAACATCCCTTGTAATTTATTCAAAGGCGCAATGACTTCCGGATTTGATTTTGCTCCTGGATATTCTCCAACAAGTCCCATTGTTGGACCGCTTACAATACCACCGGCCGCAAATTTAGAAAACGAACTTGAAATCAACGCCGTTGCTCCGGCAATTAATGCCGGTAAAACAAACGCCGCCGCCGGTCCGAATGATTTCGCGGATTCGGACGCTCCCGTTATTGAGTTGGTCATGGAAACTTTTAAATTGTGGCCAATTATTTTCATTGCATCTTTCGCAAGTGTACCAACAAAAGCGCCCATTGCGGATTCCGCTCCGCCCATTGCGTTGGTAATTGAGTTTCCAATTACTCCGAATGCGCTATCAATTTGTGATCCGATTCCTTGCATTAATGTTTCGGCCTCTGACATTGTCATCATAAATCCCATGAACATGGTCTTTTTTTCCTCGTAAACGGCCAATTGTGCCTCTTTTTCGGCTTCGTCAAATTCCGCTCTCATTTCTGCGGTCATTAATCCGTTTTCCTCGGCCATTGCTCGTAATTCTTCGTAATGCAATGCAATGCGCTCTTTTTCAAGCGCTTGTTGTTCCTCTTTTGACGCGTTTGTTGCGTCAAGAATTTGTTGTTTTACGTCCAACAATCGAGCGTTTTCGTCTGCTTCTAATTGTCCCAATGTCGCCGTTTTTGCTTGTTGCAATGCAATTTCTTGCGCGGATCCCTCGGTCGTTTTGGAAATTAAATCGTCGTAATATTTTGTCGCTTCGTCTTTTCTTGCAACATAAGCGGCGGCGTCGTTTGTGACCAAAGCGTTGTTGATTTCTTGTTGCACCGCTGCAATTTTTGCGGCTGCCTCCGGATCAATCGCCGGTTTTATTGTGTAATCTGTTGATCCTGGAGTTGTACTCGGCGCGTCTGTTGTTGCGCTTGTTTCAACTTCGGTTGTTTGTGTTTCGCTTGTTTCGGTTTCAAGTTTTATTTTATCAATTTTCCCGGCATTTAATGCATCATTAAAATTTCCGGCAACATCTGATCCAAGATCCGACGCATGTTGTCCGATTTCGTCAAATGCTTTTGATAAATTGCTCGACAATGCGTCTCCAATTCCGGAAAAACCGGATTTTATTTTTCCCATGTCAAGGGTAAAAATACCCATTAAAATGTCCCCCAAACTCCCTAAAATACCCATTGCAGCGCTTCCGAATGCTTTTAATATTGTGACTAAAGTTTTAAAAACAAATTTTCCGGCTGCCAAAGTGTTTTTGAATTGCATGATCAACGCTTGAACAATCAATTTGACCGGCAACGCGTTATTGTATAAGTCAATAAAATAATTAGCAACTTTAACCAATGCCGCTTTTATTGGAGTCCAATTTTTAGCAATTACGGCCGCAACGGCTGCCAATGCTATAACCAACAAACCAACCGGCCCGGTTGCCATTGTTATGGCCGCACCAATTGCCGGAGCCATTGTCATAAGTGTACCCAAGACGACCAAGATCGGTCCAATTGCTGCAACTACTGCGGCAAAACCAATAATTAATTTTTGCGTCTCCGGCGATAAACTTTTAAATTTATCGGATAATGATGTGAAAAAATTTCCTAACT